GATTAGGAGCTCGAAGAATTTGCAGAGACAGCAATTTCCAAACCTATTCTTGAAATATTGTTGCGCAGATTTGGGCTAGACAGCCCGTGGCCTTGATGTCACAATGCGTCCCACTGAGCCATGTAAACCGATTTCGTGGGACTACGGGATCAAATACGTCATTCAAATACCGAAACAAAATGACGGGCGCAGTTTCAAAAGAGTGATAAAATAATATTTTTATGGGAATTTAGGAACCATTGTGACAGCACAGCAGCGCAAACCCACAACTGGCGGCGTAATTATCGGCTCATCTTATGATGAGGCTCGGACGCGCAAGGTTAATGCCGAAGCGGAGATTGCTGAACTCGAACTGGCCAAGATACGCGGCACTCTCTGCATGACTAACGATGTGGTGGCGGCTTGGGAAAGCGTCCTTCACGCATGTAAAGCCAAGTTTCTGGCCCTGCCCACTAAAGTCGCGCCAATTCTAGCCACAGAGACAGATGTTGTTGTAGCCAAGGACTACTTAGAGAACGCGATCCGCGAGGCTCTGACAGAATTGTCTAACTACCAGCCAAGCATCGACCCTGTTCGCACCGGATCGGTGACGCAAGAGGCCACAGAGGAAACGGCGGTGGTCGAGCAGCCCAAGCGCAAGGTCGGACGCCCGAAGAAGGGCCGGACGATAGTCGTATGATCGAACAAGCCACCAGACAGGCCGCATTGGAGTTGATGGCGAAGGCCATGCATCAGATGACACCGCCTCCGCGCATGAGTGTGGCGCAGTGGGCTGACCATGAGCGGCGGTTGGACTCGCAGAGCAGTTCGGAGCCGGGTCGATGGGTCACGGCACGGGCAGAATACCAGCGCGGCATCATGGATGCTTGCTCTGACCCGCTGGTCAAAGAGGTTGTGGTGATGTGCGGTGCGCAGCTTGGCAAGTCTGAGATGTTGCTGAACACAATTGGCTATCACATGGCCCACGATCCTGCGCCAATCTTGATGATGCAGCCCACCGTGGACATGGCGCAAAGTTTTAGTAAGGACCGCGTTACGGCGGGTCTGTTACGCTCAACCCCTTGCCTTCGGGACAAGGTCAAAGACAGTAAGGCTAAAGATGCAAACAATACAACTCTTCACAAAGTTTTTCCTGGTGGCGCTCTATCTCTTGTTGGCGCTAACTCTCCTAGTTCCCTTGCTTCTCGTCCGATTCGTGTTGTTCTTTGCGATGAAGTTGATCGATACCCTCCTTCTGCTGGTGAAGAAGGCGACCCTATATCTCTTGCCAAGCGACGGGCCGCCACCTTCTGGAACAGGAAGATCATTCTAGTATCGACGCCTACAAATAAGGGCGGGAGCCGGATCGAGTCCGCCTACACCGAAAGTGACCAGCGCAAGTTCATGGTTCCGTGCCATGACTGCGGTCACAAGCAAGTTCTGGCGTGGTCGAACGTGACTTGGCAGGACGATAATCCTAGCACTGGGGCGTATCACTGCGCCGAATGTGGGTCTGTCTGGTCCGATACGGATCGGCATAGGGCGGTTCGGAATGGTGAGTGGGTGGCAAATGCGCCGTTTAATGGCGTGGCAGGGTTCCACCTGAACGCACTTTACTCGCCTTGGTCGATGCTATCTGACGCCATTGAAGAGTTTTTGGCGGCTCGGAAGAACCCAATGCGGCTCAAAACCTTCGTCAACACCTTCCTTGGTGAGACATGGGAGGACGCTGGCGAGGGCGTCGATGATTATTCGGTGGCTCAGCGCAAGGAAGAATACGAGGGCATACCTGATGAGGTGGTGCTGCTGACGGCTGGAGCCGACGTTCAGGATGACCGCGTTGAAGTTGAGATTGTGGGCTGGGGCGCTGGCGAAGAAAGCTGGCAGATTGAATACCATGTGATTTATGGCGATCCGTCTACCACGCAGCTATGGCATAAGGTCGATGAGGTCTTGCTGGCAACCTATGAGCATCCGTCCGGTGAGCCAATGCTGGTTCGCGCCACCTGTATCGATACTGGCGGTCACCATACACGCGCCGTTTATAACTACGCCAAGACTAGAGCAGGACACAGGGTCTTCGCGATCAAGGGTATTGGCGGCGAGGGCAAGCCGATTGTTGGGCGTCCGTCGAAGAATAACATTGGCAGGGTTCCGCTGTATCCCATTGGCGTTGATACTGCGAAGGAAGTGCATTACTCGCGTTTAAAGATGGACGAGGCTGGCCCCGGCTACTGTCACTTCCCAGCCAAGCGGGATGATGAATATTTTAAACAGTTGACTGCTGAAAAGCAGATGATCCGATACCACAAGGGTTTCCCGTCGCGGGTCTGGGTCAAAACAAGAACAAGAAACGAGGCTTTGGACGTTAGAGTCTACGCAATTGCGGCACTTACGATCCTAAATGTAAATATGGATAGCGTAGCCCGTAAGTTTTATGCTAACATGGAAAAGCATAAATTGCCAAATGCGGAAGAAGCTGATAAACCCCATCCTTTAGCGGGTGGTAAAAAAGCTGTCCGCAGGGGTGGCTTTGCTAACAACTGGCGCTGAGGGATAATGGCTAATCTTTTTGACGAGAACGAAGCACCAGAGGGCGAACCACTGAAGATCGTTGTTGGCGATTTTATTCAGTGGAAAAAATCGTCGCTTGCAGAGACATATCCTCCTGCACTTTACTCCGCCAACTACGTTGCGCGGATTACTGGCGGTGGGTCTACTGAAATACAATTACCAGCCGTTGAAAGAACTGGATATTATTTGTTTACGGCCACCAGTGCAACAACTGCCTCCTTCACACCCGGTTTCTATCATTGGCAGCTTGAAATAGTTCAAACCTCAAGCGGTAATCGCATTGTTGTGCAGCGCGGTGAGTTTGAAGCCATCCAAGATTTGGACACAAACGGCGCTGACCCACGCACACATGCTGAGATTATGCTGGACAAGATTCAGTCATTGCTACAGGGCCGCGCTGACAAGGATGTGTCATCCTACTCAATTCAGGGACGCTCTATTGCCAAAATGTCTATTGTGGACTTACTGCAATGGCGAGATTACTATCGCAAGGAAGTTTTAAAGGAGCGGCGCGACAACGCCATTTCTCTTGGAAAGCCGACTAAGACTACGATGAAGGTACGTTTCCTATGAGTCTCTGGCGTGAAGCATTGGGATTGCCCCAGAAAAAGAACAACGTAGCAAAGCGTTCTTACCACGCTGCAAATACGGGTCGGCTCTTTGCCGACTTTATGGCATCTAGCCGTAGCCCAGACAGCGAACTGCGTCCTGACCTTGTCCTGATGCGCAACCGTTCGCGTGAACTGGCGCGGAATGATGTCTACGTTAAGCGTTTCCTAAACTTGCTGAAGACCAACGTAGTTGGCGACAAGGGCATGACCCTGCAAGTTAAGGCGCGGAACACCAACGGATCGTTGGATTCCATTGGCAACCAGATCATCGAAGATAGCTTTTATCAGTTTGGCCTAAAGGGTAACTGCACGGCAGATGGTCGCCTAAGCTGGATTGACCTTCAAAAGTATGTAATGGAAGCCACTGCCCGTGATGGCGAGGCGTTCTTACAGATTGTGCGCAACCGTTCATTTATCCACGGCATTGCGTTTCACCCTATCGAATCTGACCAGATCGATGAGCAAAAGAACGAAAAGCTGCGCAACGGACGCGAAATCCGCATGGGCGTTGAGGTCGATGAGATGCAGCGCCCTGTTGCTTACTGGGTAAAGAAGCGTCACCCCGGCGATGCTGAGTTTTCGTCCATTTCTATTAATTCGTCAGATCGAATTGATGCCAAGAATATAATCCACGTTTATGATCCTATTCGCGCTGGTCAAACGCGTGGTGAGCCTTGGATGGCTCCGGCCATGAGCCAGTTGAAGATGCTGAACGCTCACCGCGAGGCTGAGTTGGTTGCATCGCGCATGGCTGCGTCCAAAATGGGCTTCTTTACATCCGACACTGGCGAAGATGCTCCAGCCGACGATTACGACAACACTGTCCCTATCATCGACGCTGAACCCGGCACATTCCACCAGTTGCCTAACGGCGTTGATTTTAAGCCATTTGACCCGTCGCATCCGGCCACTGCCTTCTCTGATTTCCAGAAGGGCATCATTCGCGGTATCGCGTCTGGCCTTGGCGTATCTTACGCTGCGCTGTCGAACGATCTGGAGGGAACATCCTACAGTTCCATCCGTCAGGGTGCATTGGAAGAGCGCGACTCATACAAGATGATGCAACAGTTCCTGATGGAGCATTTCGTCATTCCTGCTTACAACACTTGGCTGCGGCACGTTATGGAGTTCGGTTTGATACCAATTCCGGTATCACGCTTTGATAAGTTCTCTTCTGCATCAAGTTTCCGCGCCCGTGGCTGGCAGTGGGTTGACCCACAGAAAGAAATCAACGCAGCCGTCACCGCCATGCACAATGGCGTTATGTCGATGCAGGATGTTGCTGGTCAGTATGGCCGCGATGTTGAAGAGACATTCAGCCAGTGGCAGCGCGACAAAGAAATGGCGGATGCCTTTGGTCTTGAATTGGCTTTCTTCCCGTTTGGTGGGAACGAAGCGACTAAGGGCATGGACGTAGAGGACGATGACGATGCCGTATAAACCAACAGACGGCATGAAAACAGAGGCCCAGCGTGGGCTTGATTGGCGCGAGGAATATGGTCGCGGTGGCACTGAGATTGGTCTTGGCCGAGCGCGTGATATTGTCGCGGGAAGGCAGCTATCTGAGGATGTTGTCAAAAGGATGTATAGCTTTTTCAGCCGCCATGAGGTTGATAAGCAAGCAGAGGGCTTTAGTCCGGGAGAAGAAGGTTACCCGTCCAATGGGCGTATAGCTTGGGCGCTTTGGGGCGGAGATGCAGGATTCTCATGGTCAAGAGAAAAGGTGAAGTCTATGGAAGAAAATCGCGCTGCCCCTGATGGGCTTAAAGTTGGTGATTTTGTTGAGTGGAATAGTTCCGGCGGCAAGGCGCGTGGGCAAATCGAGCATATTATGCGCGATGGAGTGCTTGGTATTCCTGATAGCGAATTTTCAATCAATGCAACTGAGGATGACCCTGCTGCATTGATCCGCATTTTCCGTGAGGGCGAAGCTACTGAAACCTTGGTCGGACACCGTTTTTCAACACTTACAAAGATTTCCACCATTCGCTCTTTGGAGGAAATTCAGCCCCAGTTGAATGATGTGGATTTTGATGGTATTACTTCTGAAGAAACAACTGAGGAAGTTGAAGTGCCTGAAGAAGTTGAGGTCATTGAGGATGCCACTGAAGAGCGCAAGGCTCCTGTAGAGGTGCTTCATCGCGCTATGGATATGGCCGCTAAGTCATTTGACGAGAAAAAGCGCACTGTTGAGATTGCCGTATCTTCTGAACTGGCGGTTGATCGCTCATTCGGTAAAGAAATATTGGTCCACGAAAGCCAAGCCATTGATATGGGCTTTGTCGCTTCGGGCCGTGCGCCGCTGCTTCTGGACCATGATCCAGAGCGTCAGATTGGCGTTATTGAATCCGTGGAACTTTCTGAGGACCGTGTTCTTCGAGCCAAAGTCAGGTTCGGGCGCTCGGCACTTGCTCAGGAAGTTTTTCAGGACGTTGTCGATGGTATCCGGTCGAATGTTTCGGTGGGCTATCGCGTCAACAAAATGGAGCGGTCCACGACGAATAAGGACGAGTACCTTGTTCGCTCATGGTCGCCCCTTGAGGTATCTGTCGTTTCTATCCCTGCTGACCCGTCAGTTGGCGTGGGTCGTAGCGCGGCTGCTCTCGAACCCAAACCTACCATTGAACCATCCATCAAGAAGGAAGTCAAAATGACTGACGAAGTAAACTTGGATGCGGTTCGGGCCGAAGCTGCTGAAGCTGCCGCCAAGAACGCATCTGCAATCATCGAACTCGCCGCTCGTCACAACAAGCGTGATCTTGGCGACGCCGCCCTCCGTTCGGGCAAGAGCATTGAACAATTCCGTGGTGAATTGCTCGACGTAATCGGTTCGGACAAGCCACTTGCAAACGAAAACATTGGCCTGACGAAGAAAGAAATCCGTCAGTTCTCGGTTGTTCGTGCAATTGCTGCTCTCGCCAACCCAAGTGACCGCCGCCTGCGCGAAGCTGCTGCATTCGAGTTTGAAGTCTCGGAAGCTGCTGCACAGCGTTATGGCCGTGGCGCACAGGGCGTTATGCTCCCAACCGACATCCTCGGCGTCTGGAAGCGTGACCTGAACACCAGCGATGACAACGAAATCGTAGCAACGAACTTGCTTGCTAACGAGTTCATCGACGTTCTGCGTAACTCATCGTCCGTAATGCAAGCTGGTGCGCGTATGCTCCCTGGTCTGCAAGGCAACGTAGCGATCCCTAAGAAGACTGCTGCTTCGTCGGGCGGCTGGATCAGCACTGAAGGTGCTGCTGCTGCTGAGTCTGAGCCAACCTTCGGCACAGTGTCGATGTCGCCAAAGAACATTGGTGCATTCACCGACATGACCCGTCAGTTGATCCTCCAATCGACTCCTGCCATTGAGCAGTTGGTCCGTGACGATTTGACACAGGCTCTGGCCTTGGCAATCGACAAGGGCGCATTGGAAGGTTCGGGATCGTCCGGTCAGCCAACAGGTATCTTGAACACCTCCGGTGTAAACAAGCCAACTGCATTTGCTGCTGCTGTACCAACCTTTGCTGAAATGGTTGCGATGGAAACTGCTGTTGCAGAAGACAACGCTCTGTTTGGCAACTTGGCCTACATCACGGACGCAGCCACTTACGGTGGTCTGAAGACGAAAGCTAAGGACGCTGGTTCGGGCATGTTCGTCCTCGAAGGCGGTCAAGCCAACGGTTACAACGTAATCCGTACTCAGCAGTCAACTGCTGGTAACGTTTACTTCGGTAACTTCGCTGACTGCTTGATTGGTATGTGGGGTGGCCTCGACCTGACGGTTGATCCATACACCGCATCCAGCACCGGAACCGTTCGCATTGTTGCCCTTCAGACTGTAGACGTTGCACTTCGCAACGCAGTCTCGTTCGCATACAACAACGACACGGTATAAGAAATGTTGAGGGCTGATATTTGGAAGTCGTATCAGCCCTCGACTTCTTTGGAGAATGCTATGCAGTACAAGTGCATTCGTGGCGTAATAACATCGCAAGGCCCACTGAGCGTTGGTGATGTTGCTACTCTCCCACATGGCGAGGCCCTAGTGCTTATCGCTCAAAAGAAAATCGAAATCTTTGAAGAGGCTGTTCGCGTGGCTGAGGCTCCAAAGGTCGAGCATCGTGATCCTGTAATCAAGCGCGGTTCCAAGAATGGGCGTTGAGAGCGCAGATGATATTCTCGACTTTTTCACAGTCGATGATTTTGCAGATACTGCCACTTACACTCCCGTAGGTGGCAGTGCTGTTTCTGTGAACGGCATCTTTGATGCTCCACAGGCCAGCCGTGGCGCTACAGACCTGATGGATATTACAATCCCATCGCCCCAGTTCGTTTGCCGCACTGCTGATGTGCCTTCGGCTGCTGATGGCGATGAAATTATTATTCGTTCTGTGGCATACAACGTGCGCGTTGTTCTGACAGACGGCACAGGTGTATCGACACTTATACTCGAAAAGGTGTAAAATGGCGCACGTTCGGCAGCAGATCAGGGACTATGTTGCCGACCTGTTGGTAAACTTTATCTTTGATAGATTTGGTATTGTTATTCAAGATCGGTTTAATGTTAATCTTGAAGCTAGGCAGGGTGGTGAAACAGGCACTCTGTACAAGTTTCGTCGCTATGCCCTTGATGAATCTCAGCTTCCCGCGCTTATTGTTTACACCACGACTGACTTATCACGACTGGCGACTATAGGGCAGCGGACGATGACCCATAGCCTTGAATTGAGGGTGGACATCGTAAATAAGGGTTCAAGCCTAAATATATTTGAGAACATTGAGCAGTTTTCAGCAGAACTGATTAGCAAGGTAGAAGATGATTTCTTCTTAGGCGGATTGGCGAAAAGCTGTGTGCTAGCAAGTTCAGACTTTGATGTCGAAACTGGTGGCGAAAAAGCTATCGGTTCCGGCAAGATGATATTCAACGTGCAATATACAACCGCCATAAATAACTGTCAGGTGTCAATCTAATGGCGCATATGAACCAGCAGATCAGGGACCGGGTCGCGGACATTATTGGTGCGCTGCCTTTCTTTTCTGGCCGCGTCTACAAGATGCGTTCATATGCCTTGGATGAAGCAAAGTTGCCAGCGGCAGTGGTTTACACTAACAGCCAATCGTCTTCGCTGGTCAGCATAGGCTTTAGGACGCTTCAAGGCTCACTTAATCTGACGGTGGATATTCACATCAAGGGTTCAAGCGCGACGATAGTAAATGAAATCGACGATGCCTGTGTTTTGATTGAAGATGCCATTGGCTCTGATTTCTCACTCAACGGATTAGTTAAGAGTTGCGTTTTGACTGAAACCGACGTAGACATTAACGTCGAAGGCGAAAAGCCAACGGCCTCTGCTCGGTTGTCTTACGTTGCTGAATATGTTACATCCATAGCTGATGTGGAGACACCAAGATGAAGATGGTCAAAGTTTACAACAAAACTGGCGATGAGATACTCGCTTGTGAGTGCGATCTAGAGCAATACCAGTCGAAGGGCTGGGATGTTAAGAAGGCTGCAAAGCCAAAGGTTCAAGCAGAGAAAGTCGAGGAGTCTGAGTAATGGCTACGCATACTGGCAGTGAAGGAACGCTCAAAGTTGGTGCGAACACCATCGCAGAGATTCGCTCCTACTCTTTGGAAGAAACCGCTGATACCGTCGAAGATACTTCGATGGGTGATAGCTACCGTAGCTTTAAAACGACACTGAAGGGCTGGTCAGGCTCCGTTGATGTATTCTGGGATGAGACTGACACGAACGGTCAGGTTGCCCTTGTAGTCGGCGCTCAGGTCACAATCAGCGTATTCCCAGAGGGTGCGTCGGCTGGCGTGTCTGAAAAGTATTATACCGGAACGGCGACTGTGACAGGAAAGACCATCACAGGCAGCTTTGACGGCATGGTGGAATCGACAATCACGCTTCAAGGCACTGGTGCTTTGACTGAAGCAACACTGGCGTAAGGATAAGACATGGCTACCCATACTGGTTCAGAAGGCACAGTTCGCGTTGGCTCGACCAACAACGTGCTTGAAATTCGTTCGTACTCGGTTGAGGAAACTGCCGATACTGTTGAAGACACCTCAATGGGCGATAGCTATCGCACGTTCAAGACTACTCTGAAAGGTTGGTCTGGTTCGGTTGATGTGTTCTGGGACGAAACTGACACCACAGGTCAGGGCGCATTGATCCCCGGCGCTGAAGTGGCTATCCGCTTCTACCCAGAGGGCGCAGTTTCCACTGACGTTTATTACACGGGTCAAGCCATTGTAACGGGCAAGACCATCACAGGCAGCTTCGATGGTATGGTGGAATCCACCATCACTGTTCAAGGAACAGGGGCTTTGACTAGCGCGGCTGTATAATTAAAGGGACGAATAATATGAGTATTGCCAAGCGTATTGCAGAGCGGACATCGAATAAGCGTCACATAGACGTTGCAGAGTGGGGTGATGAGGGCAAGCCAGAGAAGGTCTATTACGGCCCTCTGCTTGCTGGCGAGTTGAACCGCATACAGCGCAAGCACCCTAACTTTCTTGGTTCGGCATCATTTGATGCAATGGTTGACCTAATCATTCTTAAAGCTGAAAATGGTCAGGGAGAAAAGTTATTTACGCTTGAGGACAAGGCTGTTCTGATGCGTGAAGAAGTATCTGTGATCTCAACTGTTGCCGCCGCATTCATGAGCGGGGACAGTGTTGAGGAGCAGGAAAAAAACTAAGAAACGATCCGTTCAGGTATAATCTAATTACCTTGGCGGATCGGCTCGGCAAAACCATTGCGGAGATTGAACAAATCTCAATTGAAGAGTATAACGAGTGGGTAGCGTTCTTCAAAGTGAGCGAGGAAAACCAGAAACGTGGCCGAGCAAAATCTTGATTTCAACATCATTGCCCATACGCAGGGCATGGAGCAAATTGCTAATCTGATTAATCGGGTTGGTGCGCTTGAGGCTGAAACTAAGAAGTTAACTGCGGCCAACACTGGTCTTGCCAAATCTACCGAATCGGTAGTTGTCAGCGGCAAGCGTTACAACAACGCAATGGATGCTCAGTCTAAGGCTTTGCGTAATAGCCGGATGGGCGTGTCTCAACTTGGTATGCAGTTTAATGACCTTGCCACTTCCATATCAACGGGCGCAAGTCCAGCACAGGCATTTAACCAGCAGATAGGTCAAATTGGTATTGCCCTTTCCTTTATGGGGGGAAGTGTTGGGGCTTTGGGGCGATTAATTGCTGGCCCATTGGGTATAGCATTAATTGGCGCGACTATTCTTCTTCAGCAGTTCAAGGGTGAAACTAAAGAAAATGAAAAAACTACTGCAAACTTTGGCGACTACGCTGTGGCGACATTCCAAAGTATTGGTGAAAAAATATCCAATGGCCTACAGCCAGCAATGGAGGCAATGGGGCCAGCAATAAGTGCTTTAAATCCTATTGTTGAGGCTCTTTCAGTTGTATTTGAAAACTTAGGGTATGTTGGCAAATCTGTAGCAAACTTTATTCTGAGGGCTTTTGTCGCTTCTATAAATGCTATTTCTATTTTAATTAGCAACTCATTTTCTATGATTGCTGAAGGCACTCTTAATGTTGTAAATGCTAGTATAGCTGGCATTAATATATTGCTTGCTCAAGCTGAGAATCGCTTAAATTATTTTGCCGATCATGCCAATAAAATAAGTGGCATTTTTAGCCTTGGCTTCACTGTTCCTACAGTAAGTTTTGACAGACTGACTCCTGTAGTTAATAAGTTTGCAGGGACAACTATCGAAACTTTTTCTAGTATAGGAAAGGCGGTAAGCGATACCTTTAAGACAGATTTCTTGGATTTTGGCGATATATCAAAAAGGGCAGGGAAACTTGCGCTTGGCCGAGATAAGGATAAAGACAAGGACAAAGATAAAAAGGGCGGTAAATCTGAGGCTGAAAAGGCGTTAGAAAAAGAATTAAAATCGCAACAAGATTTTATGGATAAAATCGCTAAGGTGGGGATGAAGGAGCTTCCTTCCTATCAAAGAGAGATTGCGGAATTAGAAAAGGCATTCATGGAGCTGTCCAAAACTGGACAGAAGGCAACTATTGAGCCTTTTAGGGCTGCTGTCGAATCTATTGAGATGCGGCATTACAAAGATATGCTCAAGGAAGATGTCAAGGAAGCTGACAAGATGGTAAAAGACCTTTTGTCTGACTTTTCAATTGCACCAGTGGGCAAAGAATTTGAAGCCATTTTAGATGGCGTGTACGAAATGAATGAATCTTTCGACAATCTTGGCAATGCCGTAGCAAACTCTTTTAAGGGTATGGTTACTGGCGCGATGTCTTTTAGAACTGCTATGAAGGGAATCATAGGGGCAGTCATTGACGAGTTGTTCAGGCTGTACGTTGTTCAGCAAGTCGTTGGCGTTGTAAAGGGCGCACTAGGTGGACTTTTCGGCGTGCCAACACTGCCGGGTAAGGCAGTAGGTGGATCAGTAACGGGCAACAAACCTTACATGGTTGGTGAACGTGGACCAGAACTATTCGTCCCCGGCGGCAATGGCACAATCATTCCAAACCAAAACGTGCGTGGCAGCGGTGGCGGAAGCAGCTTTAACATCACCGTAGACGCCCGTGGCTCAAATGACCCAGCCGCTGTTCGCGCTCAGGTTCAACAAGGCATCCTTGAAGCCGCCCCAGCTATTATCGCTGCGGCAGAGTCGCGCACTATTTCAAGCCTTCGTAGGCCGCGCCTCGGTGGAGTTATGCAGTAATGGCGACAATCACATATCCTTCAACGCCAAGGCCACAAGGCATGACATGGCGGCTGGTTATGCCAGCGCAGACCAACGTATCTGATTGGACGGGTCGGCGTCAGACCCTTGCCTCTGGCCGTGGATGGTGGGAAGCCCAAATCGCCTTCCCGCCAATAGTTGGTACGACCAACATTAATGCTTGGCGCTCGTTTATTGCCAAGTCGCGTGGGTCGGCAAACGACTTTCAGGTTCCCGTCGATCTTGTCGCGCAGTCGGCTTCTACTGCCACACCACTTGTGAACGGCGCTGCTCAGACGGGTCGGACGCTGAACACTGATGGCTGGCCGCTATCGACCACCGTCTTACAGGCTGGTCAGTATGTTACCATTAACAACCAACTTTTGCAGTTGACTGAAAACGTCACTTCCAACGGCTCTGGCGTGGCTGTGCTGACGTTTGAGCCACCTGTCAGGGTGTCGCCAGCCGATAACGCCGCGATTGAATACAAGAATCCGTTTTGCCTAATGTATCTTGTGGAGGAGCCAACGCTTTCAGTTGAGACAGGTTATGTGTATAGCCTCTCACTGAACCTACGGGAGTCGTTCTAATGGTTGATGCAACCACACAGGCTGCACTTGAAGCCACAGTCGTTAACTGGCGCGTTTTAATTTACGCTGACTTTGTGGGCGATGTCCTGCGTGGCACAAGCGGTCTTTATAATAAGACAATATCAGGATCAGGTGATTCTGAACTGGATGGAACTTATGAAGGCTTCGATCACAACCTGATACAAGTAAGCCCGGTAAAGCATAATGAGCAAGGTGCGGACACAGTCAGTATTTCCATGAGTGGCTTGATTGTAAACGATGCTGGCTTTTTAGCTATTATTGGCGACAAATCAAAATGGCAGGGCCGTATTGCGCGTCTTTGGTTTTATTGCGTTGACCAGAACGAAAACCAAGTAGGCTCTATCATTCCATATTACACCGGATACATGAATGAAGTTGGCATAAACGGCAACTCCAGTAGCCAGACAGTTACGCTTACAATCGAAAACTATTTGGTTAGCATTGCTGGCGCACAGAATAAAACTTACCTTATTCAAAACATCTTTGATGCTGGCGACCTAAGCGGTGAGGCATCTATCTCTGCTGCCAACGGTATGGCGGAGGCTGGCAACTACGGCTACGGTGGCGGTGGCGGCGGTTACAGCGATGGAAGTAACGGAAACTATCGATGAGAATATCTGCTTGGGAAGAAGCTTTAGCTGACTACATTGCCATCAAAAGGCATGAGCCGTTTGAGTATGGCGTTAATGATTGCTGCCTGTTCGCAGCAGGGGCCGTTCAGGCTATCACAGCCAAAGACCCAATGGCTGAATTCCGTGGCAAGTATGATAGCCTCAAAACAAGCCTAAAGGTCATTAAGGACATTGGCGCAGGAACCCTTGAGGCAACTATGGATGCCAAATTTTCGGAAGTAGAAATAGGTCAATCGCAACGCGGAGACTTAGCATTCTTTGATAATAGCGTTGGCGTAGTAATGGGTAGCTTTGCCTATTTTGTTTCAGACGATGGGCTAGAGCGCGTTAATCGATCCCTATGGGATAAATGCTGGGGTGTTGGCCGTGGGTAAGGTTTTAAAAACCATTTCATTAGTGGCTGCTATGGGCGCTTTGATTGTCGCCACTGGCGGACTTGCGCTTTTTGGGACAACAGCAGCAGTAACGCTTTTTGGTGTTAGCGCAGGGACACTCACACTTGTAAGTCTTGGCGCTGGTATTATTTCAACCTTGCTGACGCCAAGGCCTAAGCAGCCACCATCACAACTTTCTAGGCTTAACGTCAGCCTTGATCCATCCACACCGCGCAAGGTTGTGTTTGGCACAACAGCCATGCCACTTGATCTTCGTTATCACGAATCCAGCGGAACAAACCAAGAGTATGTAGATTATATTATTGCCTTGGCTGCACATAAAGTTACGTCAATTAGTGAGATATGGTTTGAAGAAAAGCAAGCATGGTCGCTCGCTGGCGGCGTTACAGGAACTTACTCTGGTTATCTGACAGTTGCTGTTCGGACTGAGGGAACCGCTGGCAACTACATTTCCATTAACGGTGGTGGCAAGTGGGGCGCAAGCCGTCGGCTTACTGGTTGCGCTTATCTACATCTTCGCATCAAACGCACAGGCAATACCAAAAAAGCGGAAAGCCCTCTGGCTGGTGGTTTACCAAGCCGCATAACTGTTATTGGTGACGGCGCTCTGCTTTATGATCCGCGCAAGGACAGCACTGTGCCGGGTGGCTCTGGTTCGCATCGCGCTACCGACCAAACGACTTGGGGCGTTTACACCAATGCGGATGACACTGATAACCCTGCCCTGCAACTGCTGTGGTGGCTGCTTGGCTGGGAAATAAATAACAAATTATCTGTTGGATGTGGCGTTCCATACACTCGCATTGATATGGAGTCGTTCATCACTGCGGCAAATATCTGCGATGAAAACGTCACGCTAGCAATAGGTGGAACGCAAAAGCGTTATCGCACCAGTGGCACGGCATCTGATTCTGATGATCGTTTGGAAATTATTAATAACTTTCTTGCCTCAATGAACGGTACGCTTCGTGACAATGGCGGTAAATTAACTGTCACAGTGATGAAGAACGATCTTGCTGACTATGTTTTGACATTTAACGAGGGCGACATTCTCGGAGAATTTGATTGGCAGCAGACAGGTGGTTTGACAGAAAATTATAACTTGGCCCGTGGCCGTTATGTCGATCCATCAGCAAATAGCCTTTATCAAATGGTAGACTATCCAGAAGTGGGTTTTGCTTCACCAGACGGTGTTGAGCGCGTTATGTCGGTTGATCTTCCATACATTGAGGATGGACGCCGCGCCCAACGTATCGCCAACCAGATATTGCAGCGTAATCAGTATCGTGGAATGCTATCAATCACTTTTAACGCCAAGGCACTGGGATGTCAGGTTGGTGATGTTGTCCGTATTAACCTTGAAGCCCTTGGCTGGTCGAACAAGCTATTTCGCGTTGTAAGCCAAGAAATTCGTTTTGACGGCCAAGTCCCAATGAGATTGGTCGAAGAAAACGCTGCGATCTACGCATGGGATGCAGATGACGTTGCTCCGATAACGCCGACTGCGCCGACAATCTATAACCCCTTGAACAGCCCATTTATCCTTGGGATTGATGACGCAGGAACAACTGCTGAATGGTCTGGGATCATTGATGACAACGGCGATAAGCCAGATGACAATGCCACAAGAAACGTCAACAGGGGCGAATGGTCTGGCTCGTCGGTAGCATACATTGTTGGCGACTTTGTGCAGCGCGATGGCTCAAGCTATTCTGCAATTGTTGCCCACACATCAACGGCTATTAATGGCCCTCCGGGGGCAAACTGGACGCTGTTGGCTTCGCAGGGTGTTGATGGTGCTGACGGTCCGCCCGGTGCTGATGGCACTCCAGCAATCAGTGGTTTTCTTACCAAAGAAGCTGTCCAAGTATTTGCCTATGCCAATGGTGGAGTTGTTTCCTATGCGCCAGCATCCGGCAGCTTTAAGGTGTTCAGTGGCAATACGGATGTAAGCACATCGTTCAGCCTATCGACCCTGAGCAACCCACAGGCGTTGACCGTCGGTTATTCTGGACAAACATATTCGGTCACTGCTGGGTTTGATGACGGTGAGGATACTGCGACACTTGGCATTCGTGCGACAGGAAGTGGTACTTATGCTGGCATCACTATCGACAAGCTGTTCTCGCTATCGAAAGCGAAGGGCGGTTACGAAATTGTAGCTACACTGCCTTTAACTGATTTGTTTGAGGGTCGTGTCGTATTTCTAACAACAGACGATAAGTTGTATCGCTACACTGGTGCAGCGTGGACGGCGGCAGTTCCTGCGGTTGATATTACTGGCACAATCACTGAGACACAAATTGGCACGGACGCCATTACAACTCCAAAGATTGCTGCTAACGCAGTGACAGCCGCAGAAATTGCCACCAATGCTATTACGGCTGATAAAATCAATGCTGGTGCGGTAACGGCGGCAAAAATGAATGTTACATCGCTTGATGCCATCACAGCGACAATTGGGACATTGCGGACGGCGACAACTGGGGCGCGGACTGAGATCAAGGATAATCTTATTGAGATATTTGATGCCTCAAACGTCAAGCGCGTGAGGCTGGGGGTCTGGACATAATGCCAGCCGGACTTCAAACATTCTATTCCAACGGCGATCTTGCGCTGGATATTACTGATCGAACTGGTCGGTTTAAAGGAATATTAACCGTTGCCGCTAATGCGTCATCTTCGCTAACTGTGAGCAAGGAATCAAACGAGTTTGCCTTTGCCTTTCTTCTTACCAGTGGAACGACAACATACGGCAGTTGCTTTGTAAACCAAACCACAGGGGTGGTTACTTATGGCCTTGACGGACCAGATGGCGGTCTTCTTTATTATGGTGTTTTCTAATGCCAGTTGGATTTGAAGTCTTTAACTCAAGCGGTGTTAAGGTGGTTGATAATGAATCACCCTGCTTGGCCCTTGCCCAAAAGACCTCCGTAACTGCGTGGACTGGTACTTTTGGCGATTTAAACTCAGTTCAAACAATCAGTGTTTCATACGCCGGAACAGCGGATAGCACTCCCGTTCCAGTTGTTTATGCCGACCCTTCCATTCATTCCGCTGCGGTCATTGGTATAGTCAGGTCAAGCCGATCAGGAAACACTTGGACTTATATTCTTGGCATAGCTTACCCAGAGGGTACAACGCCACCCAGCCCAAGTGGCTCGGTGTTTCTGTTGATATACGACAGGCCACTTGCTGCCAGTGCAAGTGTCAATCGTGGCATTGAGGTTTATAGCGATGCAGGTCTGCTTATATTCGCTGGACCAATATCACCCACAAATGGTGCGCACTTAAAGCCAGTGGGTTTGGCTGGAGCGACTTTAACCAGTGGTCCAAAATATGCGGCAATTGCCAGCTATCTTCGTGTTGAAGATACATACGACTATTCTCAGAACACAGATTTTACTTGGACCCTTTCTATTAGAGAAGATGTAGAGGGGGCCAGCATCCAATCAACAAGCATCCAAACATCAAGCATTTTGGCAGCTAGTTTTGTAGACTTGGATTCTGGCGGCGGCAGTAATTTTACAACCTTTTACGGAGTTATCCAAGACCCAGTGGTGGCAAATGTGACTGGATCGGTATGATTATTCACGGCGGATACGCGAAGTTTCTTAGAGATGGCGCTAAGTCATATTATAATGACATCGACCTCTTTGCCACAACTGAAGAGCTAGATAACCTTTGCGCTTTGTTCTCCGACGAGAACTACGTTTGCCGAAGAGGTAAAACGCCAATTCCAAACAGAGAAGTTATTGTGCTTTTGCCAAGGGACAAAAATATACCGTTAATAAAATTTGATGCTGAAGTGGTTTCTGGCTCTTTGCGTGATGCGGTTTTGGACCTTCCAGATACCGCAAAGACTGTTTTTATGGGCCTAGAAATCGGAATTGTTTCAGACCTGACGGACATGATTATAAAAGAAGAGGTAATGGATTTCTCGGATTCTAAGCACACTGTAGATGTCGTTGCTTACAAGAATAAGCTGGGTGATGTTGATACAACCCAACACGAACCCTTTAGGGCGGCTTGGGCAAAACACATTGCTGTTAAGTATGGCCCAAAAGGTAATCGGGAAATGCTCGATACACAGTTGGCATCTAAGACATAAAGTGCTAAAGATACGGCACGAAGGGAATCCCAATGGCATTTATCTACGACCTCAGTGACACTTGGAACAATGCGGGTATTTCGTTCAACGGCATCAAGTTGAATGCCACTGATACTGCCAGTGCGGCTGGCTCAAAGCTGATTGATCTACAGATCAATGGCGGTTCTAAATTCACTGTTGGCAAAACTGGCGCTGTCATTGCCACTGGCCTTATTGAAAGCACTGTAGGTGGCTTTAGGTTCCCCGACGGCACGACACAGACCACTAAAGCCACAGTCAACAGCGTATCTGGAACTGGAACAGTTAACGGGATTACGCTTACCGGATCAGTGACCGATAGCGGCTCACTAACCCTTGGCGGGACGCTGGGTAATATTGCCAACAATCAACTTACTAACAGTGCGATTACGATAAACGGAACATCTACGCCACTTGGTGGTTCTATTGCTGTCGGTACGGTCACCTCTGTCGCTGGCACTGGCACAGTCAGCGGCCTTAGCCTGACAGGTAGCGTCACTACATCTGGATCACTGACGCTCGGCGGCACTTTGGTGCTGACATCCGGTCAGGTAACTGACGGCCTTGGCTATACGCCATATGATGCGACGAATCCAACTGGATACATTACCGCTTCTGCACTGACGCCATATTTGACCAGCGCGACAGCGGCGACAACTTATCAGCCGCTTGATGGTGATTTAACGGCGATTGCTGCATTGGCGGGAACCGCTGGCTTAGTTCGCAAGACCGCTGCCAACACCTATGCTCTTGATAGTGCAGTTTACATTACTGGCATCACCTCTAGCGATGTAACAACGGCTTTGGGCTACACGCCTTACAATGCTACGAACCCTGCCGGATACACAACAAACACCGGAACAGTAACTAATGTAACTGGCGCAGGAACGGTGAGTGGCCTTACGCTAACAGGTGATGTAACGACATCTGGTGCGTTGACTTTGGGTGGAACCCTGTCGCTTACCTCTAGCAATGTTACGACTGCACTTGGATTTACGCCATATAATGCAACGAACCCAAGCGGCTACCTTTCGAGCGTCAGCCTAACAAGCAATGTAACTGGCACACTGCCTATTGCTAATGGCGGTACAGGAGCCACGACTGAATCTGGTGCGCGTACAGCCCTTGGCTTAGGCACGGCTGCTGTTCTTAATGCTGGCGTTGCTGGCGGCGTTGCCACGCTTGATGGCAGCGGAACAGTTCCGACATCTCAATTGCCCGGTGCAGTTCTTGGTGGTCTAAACTATCAAGGTACTTGGAACGCATCGACAAACACACCGACCTTGGCATCTAGCACTGGATCAAAGGGCTATTACTACGTTGTCAGCACTGCTGGCTCTACCAACCTAGACGGCATAACCGATTGGAAGATTGGCGATTGGGCCGTGTACGACGGTACGGCATGGCAGAAGGTCGATAACACCGACGCTGTATCTTCGGTCAATGGTTACACTGGCGCGGTTGTCCTTACGACGAGCGATGTTGCCCAAGGGACCAACCTGTACTTTACGCAAGCTGCCGCACGGGATTCTGTCTCTGCTGGCACTGGCATAAGCTACAACAGCACCACTGGCGTAATTACGAACTCCGCGCCGGATCAGACTGTCGCCCTGACAGGTGCTGGCACGACCACTGTCACTGGAACCTATCCAAACTTTACGATTACATCAAACGATAGCACTGTAGGTACGGTAACTAGCGTCAACCTGACTGCTGGAACTGGTGTAAGTGTATCTGGCGGACCCATAACATCCTCTGGCGCTATCACTGTGACCAACACTGCGCCGGATCAGGTCGTATCACTTACTGGCGCTGGCACGACAACGGTAACAGGGACATATCCTAACTTTACTGTAACGTCTAATGACAGCGCCACAGGCACAGTAACGTCAGTTGGCGGCACAGGAACTGTTAGCGGCCTCACGCTTTCTGGCACAGTCACAACGTCTGGCAACTTGACCCTTGGTGGCACACTGGCGGTAACGCCATCTAACTTTGCCTCGCAGACTGCAAACACTGTTCTTGCTGCACCAAATGGTGCGGCTGGTGTTCCTACGTTCCGCGCAATTGTTGCGGCGGATATTCCAACGCTTAACCAGAACACAACTGGCACAGCAGCCAACGTAACTGGAACTGTTGCTGTTGGTAATGGCGGCACAGGGGCCACGTCACTCGCATCTGGCTATCTGGTCAAGGGCAACGGCACATCTGCCGCCAGCGCGTCTGTGGTGTACGACAACGGCACGAACGTCGGGATTGGTACGGCTACGCCAGCCGCTCCGCTTAACATTACGAAGGACAACGTGGCGTTTCGCGGCCAGTTGTCTTTGCAAACGGCCAGCGCAACTAACCTTGCGCAAATCACTTTCTATGACCAGTCCACGTTATCTGCGCAAATATATCAGAGTTATGGCGCGGACAAAGAAATTAACATCGTCAATCCATTGCTTTCGGGTATCGCTCTTTGGACCGCCAACACCGAACGTATGCGCATCAACGCCAGCGGTGATGTCGGGATTGGTACGAACAACCCTATTAGCACACTTGATGTTACTGGGTCTGCGGGGATTACAACGACCTCTGGGGGCAACACAGCACGTATTATAGCGGCTGCAAGCGGAACCTTCTTTGGGTCCACCACCAACACAGCGGTAATCTTTCAGGCCAATTCCACAGAACGCATGCGCATCACCAGCGCGGGCCTTGTCGGGATTGGGACCAGCAGTCCCGCAGCAACGCTAGATGTCAACGGCCCAATATACTCGACTGGTGCGGGGTATTTCTCGGGGGTAAGTGCGCTAGGCACCAACTTACTTCTGCAATCTGTTGGGACGGCTCCGAACATTCAATTTTTCAGGGCGGGTCAAAACAACTGGTTCATTGGGTCACCGGACGCCAGCGGCGACTTTTACATTTCCGAGGGTGCCTCAAGCACGTACCGTATGTACTTCAAAACCGGTGGCAACGTCGGGATTGGTACGACTGCGGCGTTAGGCAAGTTGCAAGTAGCGAGTGCTGGCGCAGGAGCGTCGGAGATTGTTGCCAGCAATACGGTGGGCGTAGAGCGCATTCATCTTATCTCACGTAATACCGCTGGCAACTCGTATATTCAGTCTCAAAACTCAACCTGCTTGGTAGGCACTTACGATAACTACAGCATGCAGTTTCTGACCAACAACACAGAACGTATGCGGATCGACACCAGCGGTAACGTCGGGATTGGTACGAATTCGGTAGCAGGTAGGTTGCACAGCGTAAGTACAACTGGTTTTGTCGATCCTACTCTTCTGTGCGGCAATGGCGTAGGTACGTTCCGCATTGTGTTCCAAAATGGCGCTTACGCTGGCGTTCCAGCCAACAAACCTTGGCTGCACTCATACGACGATATTTATATCGGCTCAGATGCGGTAACTTCGTTTAACGTCATGTCTGGCGGCGTTAATACGTTTAAGGTGGATACCAACGGCAATGCCATTGCCAGCGGCCAAATCAACAGCAAAAACACTGCTCTGTTCTTTGGTGACGGCACGGATAACAGCGCAACTGTTTACGCAACGGGTGGCCCTGTTAAGTTTTTTGCCAACGCCGCAGAACGTATGCGCATCAATACCAGCGGTAACTTGCTGGTGGGGACTACTACGGATTACGACAACGCACGTATCAGCATCCAGCCGGGTAGTAACTCGACGGCAGTCGCCACGAGTTGGAGCGACAACGTCTACCTCGTCAATATGCCCTACGACACGAACTACTCTATGGGGGTCAGGGCTAGTGCCGTCACACGCGAGCTTGCACTCATCGCCAACAGCGCGGATGGCACTGCGCGTATTTCGTTCTACGCCAGCGGCAACGGTACGATAACTGAACGTATGCGCATCGACGCCAGCGGCAATGTTTACGTTAATAAGACTTCCGCCACTACTACTGGCAGCGGACATTATTTTACCGCTGATGGCGGTGCCGGTCATACGAGATCGAGCAATCCGGCCTTGGCCCTGCGCAGGGACAGCACTGATGGGGATGCCGCCATTTTTCTCCGCGAAGGCACACAGGTCGGTAGCATAGGCGTCACCAGTTCGGCTACATCCTACAACACCTCCTCCGACTACCGCCTCAAGGAAATCGACGGTCCTATCGCCAACAGCGGAGCGTACATCGACGCGCTCAAGCCGGTGCAGGGTAGTTGGAAGGCAGATGGTTCACGCTTCATCGGTCTGCTGGCGCACGAAGTTCAGGAGGTCTCCGAAACGCCAATCGCCACGGGTGAGAAGGACGGCGAGGAAATGCAGGGTATGGATTACTCTGCACCTGAACTCATCGCTAACCTTATCGCAGAAGTTCAATCACTCCGCGCCCGCGTGGCACAACTAGAAGGAAACTAAGACATGGCTATTACTAACGTGTGGAATATCCAGCAAATGGATTGTTACCCAGAACTCGACGGCGAAACCGATGTGGTCTTTACCTGTCATTGGGTATTATCTGGTACAGACGGCACCTACAACGGCTCAGTATACGGCTCAGTCGGCGTCAGCCTCGACGAGGGTTCGACATTCACGCCATATGCCGACCTGACTGAAGCGCAGGTCATTGGCTGGGTTAAAGAAGCACTTGGCGAAGAATCCGTAACAAGCTATGAAGAAAACGTGGCCCAGCAGATTGCTAATCAGATTAACCCACCTGTAGTGACGCCACCGCTACCTTGGAGTGAATAATATGGATATCAATCTTACCCTGAACGTCGATGAGATCAACGCCGTCCTTCACACGCTTGGCAATTTGCCAACTTCCTCCGGTGCGTTTCCTCTTTTGATGAAAATCAAGGATCAGGCTGAAGGCCAAATTGGCGCTCCAGCACAGGAACTCGAAGCCGGAGAGTGACAATGAGCGTTCATTCAATACTTAATCATTTGGGGGATAACGTGAAGCATATTGCTGACGGTTTGGCAGTTGCTGCTGCGTTTGGTACCTTGGTGCAGTTTTTGCCACCACTGGCGTCCCTTTTGACTATAGTTTGGATGTCGCTTAGAATTTATGATTGGTTGGAAGCAAGGCTCTCAGGGGAGCGTTTGCCAAGAGAATAGGGTGTTTAATGAATCCGCTAAAAATAGACGAGAACCTGTACAAATATTGTACGCCTCGTCAAAGGGAAATCCTTGAAGCCATAGAACGTCTTGGCAGCGCAAGGGTGGCTTCCATTGAACTCGGCATGAACGTAGGTGGCGCAAGCGAAACCTATAACGCCGTTAAGAGAAAGGCCGCAAAGTTTGGCTATTCGCCGGAGCATGACTTTACTCGACCTGTTCCCGAAGGGTATGTAGCTAAGGGCGTCAGCACCTATTACAATGCCGAAGGCAAGCCAGCCGGACAATGGGTCAAGGCGTCACTTAGCCATCAGGCGCTTGTTGACGCTATGAAAGAGGCCATAGACGGCTTTAAGGACGAGATACTGCCAGCCAGTGTTATTGTGGCCCCAGAAGGCTCTGAGGAGCATCTGTGCAACCTATACACCTTTACCGACTATCACCTTGGGATGTTGGCGTGGCACAAAGAGGGTGGCAGCGATTGGAATATATCCATTGCGGAAAAAACGATTCTGGCTGCGCTGGTACAAATGGTCAATCAAAGCCCAAATGCGCACACAGCAGTGCTCAATATCCAAGGCGACTTCCTGCACACAGATGGTAAGACACCTGTTACGCCAGCATCAAAACACGTTCTGGATGCCGACAGCCGCTTCCCTAAGATACGCCGCTCCGCGATCCGGATTATCCGTTCATTAGTGGCGATCTGTTTGCAACGCCATCAAGAGGTGCGCTTGATTATCGCTGAAGGCAACCACGACGAGGAAAGTGCCGGGTGGCTGGCTGATCTGTTCTCAGTCCATTACGAAGAAGAGCCTCGCGTAACTGTCAATGACAGCGTCCTGCCCTTCTATGTGTTTGAATGGGGCAGTACCATGCTGGGCATTCACCACGGCCACAAGGTTAAGAACGAGAGCCTACCGCTGCTATTTGCAGCACAGTTCCCGCAAGAGTGGGGCAGAACCACTCGCAGAGAAATCCACTGCGGACATCGTCACCACAGGGACGAAAAAGAGTATAATGGCGTTACTGTAGTGCAGCATCCAACTTTAGCTGCTAGGGATGCCTATGCTGCGCGTGGTGGATGGATTGCAGATCGTGCAGCCTGGGCTATAACGTACCACAAAAAGTACGGCGCTGTAGGGCGCGTAATGATTACAACTGAGATGCTGGAGATAACATGACTGACGCAATAGACCCACCGCATTACCAAGCCCACCCATCGGGCGTTGAGTGCATACAAATCACGGAACATATGAATTTCTGCCTTGGCAATGCCATAAAATATATTTGGAGGGCAGGGCTTAAAAATAATGCTATAGAGGACTTGAGAAAAGCGCGGTGGTATATTGACCGCGAGATAGCAAGGATAGAACATGAGCAATTTTCCGATTAAGCGCATTGTGGTCCACTGCACTGCAACCCGTGAGGGCCAAGATGTAAGTGCGGCAACCATTCGCGGCTGGCATTTGAAGCAGGGCTGGTCGGACATTGGCTATCACTATGTGGTGCGTCTGGATGGCCGGATCGAAAAGGGTCGCCCTGACACTGCTATCGGTTCCCATGTCAAAGGCTGGAACAAGGGCAGCATCGCCATTGTTTATGTTGGCGGCTTGGACAGCAATGGCAAAGCCAAGGACACGCGGACGCCAGCCCAGAAGAAGGGTCTGAAGGAAATCATCAACCGCATGTCTGCTTTGCACAAGAACCCACCAGTTATCGGCCACCGCGATCTATCGCCTGACAAGGATGGTGATGGCGTGGTTGAGAAACATGAGTGGCTGAAGATGTGTCCATGCTTTGATGTGCGTGATTGGGTTAAGCAGGGAATGCCAATATGATTAGCTTACTCTGGACACCAAACGGACGCCGTGCAGCAGCATTTGGCGCGTTGCTAGGCGGCTGCGTTATTATGACTGTCTTCGCTGCCATTGGCGTGTGGTTGGTGTCTGGAAACGCAACGTATAGCTTCTATCTGGCTCTGGCGGCTCATGCGCAGATCATGCTTGGCCTGACTGCGTTTACTGCATTGTTTGTGAAGAGAAGCATAAAGGCTGGCAAAGATGGAATTGAGATCACAGATGCTAACTAAATTTGTTCCGTATCTGAAGTTTGCGCCATACGCAGGAATCGCCTTGTTCGCCCTTTTGGCGGCTGTGCAGTACGGCAATGCTCGGCACTGGGAAAAACGCTACATAGCCTCTGAAAAGACTGTGGCGCGTTATGAAGGCGCACAACTTGCGGCTATAGAGATTAACAAGGCTAAGGTCGCTCAGATTGAGCGCCAATATGCCACCATATCAGAAAAGGCAGAGTCCGATTATGAAAAACGTATTGCTGATAACCGCGCTGCTCTTGACCGCTGGATGCGCAACCAAGCCGCTAAAGGTTCTGCCGGAAGCACCGGAGCAAGCGAAGCCGCCTCAGTGCCCGGTGAAATTGTGTCAGGAGCCGAAACGGCCATCGTTCCTGTTGCCGATCTCGAAATAGTCGCTGACGCCTACGCGCAGTTGGATGCGCTACGGGCTTGGGCGCTTGAGGTCGGTAAGGTTAAGTAACTCCCTGCGGCGTTTGGCTTCTGCGAAAGTCAAGCCCTCTGAGTTCCGTAGCGGAAATGCGCTATCTGATGATACACGGTAGTTCTTGCCCAGTGGGGCTGCTTGCTGTGCTTTAATCATCTGCCGACACCTCCGGCGCTGGCTGCAAGCCTTCCATGAATATCGACCAGACTGCTAGTGCGCCAACTACAAACGGGCCATCATCCTGCTCACCACTTCTGATTTGGCGGATAAATTCTGGATTGCCGTGCGTCATCTCAACGCGATCTGCGACTATGTTCCTAAGTTCATTAAGTGTCATATCAAAATACCTTTGCCAATTGTTGTTCCCAATATCGTTTTTGCTCACCTTCTGTCCGTGCTGCATGATATTTAAACAGCGCAATCGCCAGTGGATCGTAACCACGGCCATCATGCGTGGAGACAGGCGGGGTCAATGGAAGTGCGTTTTCTTCCGTAAATGCTTTCTTACGCGGAGATGGAAAATAGGTCAGGGCATTAGTAATGTCCCGCATGGTGTATGATGTGCCGTAGTCACGATTTATGTGATTTAAGACCGCACTTCTGTCGGAAATGTAGCCACAAAGGTGGCGTATCTTCTGCTTTATGTCATATCTCATTTTTATAATCCTTAATATAATCAGATATTTGTATCTTGGCGTCTTCAGCGCCAGCACAAATAAAGCACACATAACCCACAGAGGCAAGATAATTTATCCAATCCTTCTGCTCCGGCGATAATCTCCCGCCTTTTATCCGCTTCATTTCGATCCAAAGCTTCAGTTCCGGGATAAACAGATCGGGAACGCCGGGGCTGACACCCTCAACCTTCAACTTGGCTGCAACCGCCTTTGTTCTCATGCCACCGTTCGGAATCGCAAATATCCGCATTGGTCGATAGGTCTGGCGGAACCACATAACCAGCCGCGCCTGTTCGTAATGTTCTGATGGAAATACTTCGGTCAAAATGGAAGCCCCCATGACCAAGCGGCGCACTTGCCTTGGCTATTAACAAAATCGGCTGGTGGATACATGTTAAAGGCAAAGCACTTTCCGTCCCCCGCAAAATGGTCACAAGTGTGGCAACATTTAGGCGGACCATCCTTGATCCATTGCTCATACTGCACCAAGAAATCTGGCTTAGGCAAACGCTTCATTATTCCATTCCCTTCTTAAAACCCTATGATACTTGCCGTCGCGCTTATAGCTAATCACAATCGGCGGGTGAGCATCGTTCAGGCGCTTTGCCCAATCCTCAAGCAAACTCACGCCATCAAATGTCGCCCCTGCGCTTTGCGCTATCTTGACCAATTGCGTTATGGCCTTTTGTCCGGCGTATCCCTCATGCGTCACGGGCAAATATTCAGTCACACTCGGATCAGTCAACTCACCATAATATGACACGCAGAGCATATCTTTGCCACTGGTTTTACTGGTGTGCTTGCGCCACAGCCAATCTGTAACCACCATCTCTGTCCCAGACACTCCCATAATGTCATCGTTGTGCAGCTTCAGAACTGCCTTCTCAGGCTCAGGAAACGCCATCCCACAAGCAGGGCATTCCTTGGCGCTAATGGCGACCAGTTCGTCACAGTTATCGCAAACCTTAACCGGAGCCTCACCCGCCCCTCGCCCTTCCTCACCCTTGCGCTGTGGCGGGGTGACAGCGATGATTGGCCCATGCGTCCGCACCACCCCTGCAAAGTCTAACACTAGGCAATGGTCGGTGTGATCCTTCAGCCTCATGCCGCGCCCAGCCATCTGGACATACAGGCTGGCGCTCATGGTTGGGCGGAGCATGGCAATCAGATCGATGTTAGGAGCGTCAAAACCCGTGGTAAGCACGTTGGCGTTAGTTAGCGCCTGTATTCGCCCAGCCTTAAAGTCGGACAGTATCTGCTCCCGCTCTGCCTTTGGTGTTTCTCCTGTCACACAGGCGGCACTGATGCCTTCGCGCCTAAGTGAATCTGCTATGGCGTGAGCATGGTGAACACCAGTGCAGAAGAATAGCCAAGACTTGCGGCCCTCGGCCAAGGCTATAACTTCTTTGATGACGCTGTCATTGTTCTCGTCGGTATCGACGGCAGCTTGCAGTTCGCTCTCAATGAACTCGCCACCGCGCTTGTGAACGCCTGACAGATCGTAATTGGTCTTAGTGACCTTGGAACTAAGCGGAGCAAGGAACCCTTTCTGAATCAGTTCCTCAATGGTCACAGGGTCGAGCAAATCATCAAAGATGGCTGGTTTATCTGTAATCAGCCCATGCCCCAGACGATATGGCGTGGCCGTCAGCCCAACCACTCGCATGGACGGATTGATAACCAGTAACGCATCCAGAAACGCTCGGTACATGCCAATGGCTTTGTGGTTGACCAAGTGGCACTCATCGATGATGCAAATGTCTATGTGACCTACACGGCTGGACTTGCTCCAGATCGACTGAATGCCAGCGAAGGTGATTGGCTCACCCAATTGCTTCCTGCGCATCCCAGCCGAATAGATGCCCATAGGCGCACCGGGCCAATGCTGGCGCATCTTTTCGGCGTTCTGCTCAATCAGTTCCTTCACATGTGTCAGCATCATAATTTTAGTGTCAGGCCAATTCTGCACAGCATTCTTACAAAATGCAGCAACAATATGACTCTTGCCTGATCCTGTCGGCAGCACCAAGCATGGGTTACCTTTGTTGTTGCCCATCCACTTGTATAGATCGTCAATGGCGCGTTGTTGGTATGGTCGCAGCATCATCCCACCACCTCCGCATCAGGAAACATCGCCTTAATCGACAGAACAACGGCATCATCCAGCGCCTCTGCGTTGGCGAGTATCTCGCGGCTCTTGTATCCGCCTTTGCCATTCACGATCCACTTGTCGCCAATCTTCCACTTGACGCTGTGACCATCGTCTGAGCCTTCCATAGGCCAATGCACCATGTCCGGATGCAAGATGTGGTCATCGCAGCCTTCGTGCTGGAAATCCTCTGGAATGGCGTCCGCATCATGACGCTCACAACGGAATGTAGAGTCCGCCATTGCTGTGCTATGCGCACAGGTGCGGCAGTTGATCCGCTTGGTCGGTTCCTGCTTGTGGCAGAAGCTGTGCGCCGGACAGAACTTGCACTGAAACCAGCTAGGGTCGGCACTGCATGGCTCAGGCATACGATCTGACATGGCGATACGCTTCCCGCGTATAATTGCATCCTCGGCCACCTTTTGGTCGTATTTCACACGCTCGGTGTAGATGCGGTCATCGTCCTTGCAGACCGCCAGATAAAGTGCGCGGTTAATGTTGGTCCCGTGCATATAAACTTGCATCTGGATAAAGTGCATGGGCTTGGATTTCTCCACGCCGTTCTTGACCAAGTCATCAAATGATTTCTTTGAGTGCGTCTTGAACTCGGCCACATGACGCGCCTTGGGAGCCTCTGGGACGCCTTTCTCGATTACACCATCTAGACTGCCGCTGACATGGTTGCCAAAGTCTACGCGCCTCTGGCTGGAGCGAATGTCGATACCAATGTTGCGAAGGTCGCGAATGATGGTGTCTTCCTCGCTGTGTCCACGGCGGAACAGACGCAGGATGCGGCCATCGAAATCTTCGACCACTGCCCAGCGAAAGTTAATCCAAAGCCACCTGTCGCAATGGTGTCCCAAGAGGCTAACGCCCATGTGCGGACGCGGCTTGGACTTCTTGCTGGCATGGTATTGATCTATCATCGTTGCGATGGTATTAACTGGGTCGGGCAATTTGCTCATTGTGTTATCTCCTTTCCTACAAACTTCCCCCGCCCTAGTGATAGAGCGGGGGTTTTTGTTTACTTAGCCCAAGGTGGCTTCGCGCCGCCGACAGATGCGGTAGGCTCTGGAGCAGATGTGACTTGTGGCAATGCACCAGAGGCAGACTTGAACCCGCTAACTTCGTTACGGGCATCGTAGCCATTCTCGGCTGGCTTGATCTTGACGCGGATACAAATGCTGCCACCGACCAGTTCGTCAGTGTCTTGAATTTTAGCCAAGCCGACAGCCCTCATGATTTCACCAAGTTGCTGGCGACCAATGGCCTCGGCACGTTCGCTCTGGTTACGGACGTTGACTGTGCCAAAGACCACACGGCCCTGATGCGTCGGACCAGTGATGTCATAGCGCATGTCAATCTTCTGACCTGTGCCAGCCTTGGTGTTGTTTAGTTCCGCCTTAGTAATATTGGCGTTGTACCAGCCTTCTGGAATCAAATCATACGAACGATCCGAAACAGGAAGGCTGTCTGTCGAAAATGTTTCACCTAAAAATGCCATGTCTTAATCCTTTTTGACGATAGTGAATGATGGACGCCCTGGTGTTGAGGTAATTGCGTCCAGTAAAGGGTCGGTAATTGATGGGTCAGTTGACTTCCAGACTGCCGCATTAATTTCCGGCTTCCACCGGAAGAGACATTCCAGATGCGCCATCAACCCATGCTCTACCGCAATTTCTTGCAGCTTTTCGCTGTTGATCTTGCGATTGATGCGGCCTTCGATCTTAATCTTGTAGCCCTCGGCTACAAAGTTTGCCGTCTTGTCTAAGGTCGATGGGACGTTGAACTGCGCCACCATTTGATCCTCAAGCATACGGCGCTTGGATGTTGCCTCGGCTTCCTCGGCTTTGGCGGTTAGCCATTGTTGGTAGAGGCTCACGACACACCACCAATCTTGCGAATGATCTCGCCAAGGTCTGGCGATTCCCAAGCATTCAACTTGCCGGAGCGGTCCTTAGCCAACCACAGACCATCGCTGTCGCACATAATGGCACGTTGGGCATTGCCATCCGCATCGCGCTCGACACGCAAAGCTAATACTTCGTCGAAGAAGTAGGGCAGACCCTGCGTCAACGACTTTCCCGGCATTGATGGATTGTAAAGCAACTTGCCCATCTCGTCGGTGGACTTTTCCAGCTTGGCGCTCATGTAGACATGCTTATTCGGCAAATCACGAAACGCACGGATCAGTTCCTGCATGACGGTGTTGAGTTCGCCATAAGCAGCGCGGCCATCTTTGTTGGTGCGCAGTTCATGCTGAAGGACAACCTCGGCCACTTCACTTATGCTATCCAGTGCAACGCTTTCAAAGCCAGCGGCTTCTTCGCTGTCCTTGGCCCACGCATACGCCTCGCGTAAATCTTCCATGTTTTTAATTTCAATATAGGCAAGGTCAGCGTCTTGGATGGACAGCAGCCCACCTTCAGCCGACAGAACCACTGGGTTCGGCAGTGTGCGGATAAGAGATGTCTTACCAGCGCCAGCCTGACCATATACAAGCAGCTTAACACCATTGGCGGTTAGACCTCCGGTCTTCTTTAGATTAATAGCCATTGAAGGCTCCTTTCGTTTCAGCACAATTCGGACAATCCAGTTAGTGCGTACAAATACCTTTACAGACACAATACCGATATGTAAACACCCAATTGTGCAAAAATGCACAACGGAGAATGTTATGTTAGATTTATCGCAGATCAGGGAGCGACTTCTGTACAGCAACCTGTACAGAGTTTCTAACCACACGGGCGTTCATAGGAATACATTAAGTGCGATTCGGCTGGGTAAGAACGCCAACCCAAGCTACGCAACAGTCAAAACATTATCAGATTATCTTTTAGGATTTAAAGCATGACACCGAAAGAAAAGAACCTCGCAGACATTAGCGAAATAGCTTACAAGTACGGTTACACCGCAGAGGACATTCTCGGTAAAAGCAGATACAAAAGATTGGTTATGGTGCGGCGTGAGTGCGTAGGTATGCTACGCGCCAAGGGCTACTCCACCACAGAAATAGGGCGTATAATGAACAGGGATCACAGCACCATCGTAGTATCACTACAGACTTTGGCGGCACAAAATGGCTGACCTAACAAACATCTTAGGCGGCTCATGGTCGCCTCCGGCAGAAGTCAAGGCTGACCCACCAGAACTACAGCTACGCGATGCCATAGAGCAAAGCGGCATGACACCACCAAAGGACATTGTCCTTGATGGTAAATTGCACCGCTTCAACTCCGGAACCAAAGGAAAGGGCGGCCACGATAAGTCTGGTTGGTTCATTGCCTATGGTGATGGGGTTCCCGCTGGCCGCTTCGGCTGCTGGAGGGCTGGCATGGAAATGACATGGAGAGCGGACGTTGGCCGTAAGCTGACACCATCCGAAGAGATGGCGAATGTCCGTCGCATGTCAGAGGCCAAGGCCGCACGGGACATCGAACTGGCTAAATCGCGAGAGGTGGCATCGAACACCGTCGAGAAGATTTGGTCAGAGGCAACCGCTGCCCATCCGGATCACCCATATCTTTCCCGCAAAGGCATTGGCGTCAATGGCGCAAGGGTCACAGGTGACGGACGGCTGGTTGTTCCGCTCTACAATCCCAACGGCACTTTATCGTCGCTCCAATACATAGATCGTGAGGGTGGCAAGCTATACCATGCTGGCGGACAAACAGGCGGTTGCTCTTGGATGGTCGGGACAATGGACGAACCCGGCGTTCTGTATGTAGCTGAGGGCTTTGCCACAGCAGCCACCATCCATCAGGTAATGGGTCGCCCATGCCTTGTTGCCTATTCGGCGTCCAACCTTGTTCCTGTCACTGGGGCAGCGCGGGATAAATACGGTCCAACCCAAGAAATCGTCATCGTGGCGGACAATGATGCGTCCAACACAGGTCAGAAATATGCTGACCAAGCATCAGCCAAGTTTGGTGCGCGGACTATCACCCCACCCTTCCAAGGCGATGCGAACGACTATGTGGCGGCTGGGGGCGACTTATCTGTCTTACTTATCCCACCCGTTTCCGATTGGCTTATCCCAGCGGATGACTTCTGTACCAAGCCAGCGCCCATAAAGTGGATGGTCAAGAACTGGATACAGGAAGATGCTCTTATCATGATCCACGGGCCGTCAGGTGGCGGCAAGACCTTTGTGGCTCTTGATTGGTGTCTACACATAGCTTCCAGCCTGACCGATTGGAACGGCCACAGGGTTAAGAACGGAACAGTGGTCTATTTGGCTGGTGAGGGACATCACGGTCTACGTTCGCGTATCTCAGCATGGAAGCAGCACCACGGCGTATCCAGTGTCAATATGTGGCTGTCCAAGGCTGGCTGCGATCTGAACACGCCTGAAGGCTATATGAAGGTGGTCGAGGCCATCAGGGCGCTACCGCAACCGCCTAGCGTTATTGTGGTCGATACCCTGCACAGGTTCCTGAGCGGCGATGAAAACAGCGCACAGGATGCCAAAACAATGATCGATGCCTGTGCTGCGCTTATGCGTGAGTTCAATTGCAGCATCATCCTTGTGCATCACACTGGCGTGTCAGATGAGGCACAGCACCGTGCGCGTGGATCGTCGGCATGGAAGGGCGCACTTGAAATCGAAATCAGTGTTGTCCCAGCCAAGGGCGATGGGCCTCTCCAGATCGTCCAGCGCAAGTCAAAGGATGCCGAAGAGGCCAAGCCTGTCTATGGCGAGTTGACCATCGTTCCGATTAACGGCTGGTTCGATGAGGATGGCGATCAAGTTTCCAGTGCCGTCCTGACCCAGACTGAGGCTCCGCCTGAGACACGCAAAGAGGCAAAGCACATAAGCAACTTAAAGATATTTAAAAGCGCATGGGAGAAGTCAGGAAGGGAAGTCAGGGAAGATAAACCATACCTGACTAAGTCGGCGCTCAAAGAATATCTGATGGAACAGAATATTGCTACGACTGAGCAGAGTGCGACTAAAATGGTACAAGAGGGTCAGACCAATAGGCTAATTGGAACGCTAATTGTGAGCGAAATTATCACCCCTCATGAGCATGGTTGGCGGGTGATTTGTCCAGAAAGTAGTGGGCAAATGATGATTTCCAAAAGTGAGTATAAATAGGGGGGTGGACAAAGTGGACAATTCAGGACAATTTAGGAATTGTCCACCTAAAGTGACGCTTTTCTGCGGTTTTTAGATAGGGGTGGACAATTAACTGGACAAGGTGGGGGCAAGGTAGGCAGTACTGGACAGACAGGACAACACACCTATAGGTGTTGTCCAATTGTCCACCTGTCCTGCGGGGCGTCCTGACCACTTGTCAGAGATGCCTTGTTAGGGTAAAAGTTTTGATAATTTCAAAAGGAATTTTATATGAGTAAGAGTGAGAGTTGTGCGAAATGCTATTTCTTTAAATCCAGTGGATCTGGGTCTCATGGATTTTGCCGTAGATTTCCAGCAGTGTTTACACACATAGATGAGGAGACCGGAAGACCACGCTTCTTCAATCCAGTTGTTTCTCCATATTCATTCTGTGGCGAGTTTGAGGATATTGACGAAGGATAGCTATTGGCGTAAATAAAAAGGGCGACTGGGACTGCTATCCCGTCGCCCACATCAACGGAGTGAGCCGTCAATGAATACACAGATTATTACCACAGAACCGATTGTCGTCAAGCCTTGCATTAAATGCGGGGCTGAAGAGCGTTATGCTTCTGGTGGCTGTAAGCCATGTTCACGCAAACATAGAGAAGCAAATCTTGAAAAGATTTTAGCATATGGCGAACAGTGGCGTGAAGCCAACCGAGAATATTGTCGCCAGTATGCTCAAAATTGGCAAGAAGCTAACCGGGATCAAACCCGTGAATTAGCGCGTCAATATCGCAAAGATAATCCGGAAAAAATTAAGCAGAGTAAAATCAATTGGGAAAAGTCTAATCCAGAAAAACATAAAGCAATTTCGGTAAAGCGTAGACAAAACCGCCGAGCCAAAAAACTAGGTAACGGCGGAAAATTATCTAAAGGAATTATTGATGGTCTTTTGGCTCTTCAAAAAGGAAAGTGTGCTTGCTGCGGAGCATCTCTTAAAAATGGCTATCACTTAGATCATATCATGCCCCTTGCGCTTGGTGGTCAAAACAGCGATAATAACGTGCAGCTACTTACTCCGATTTGTAATTGGAAAAAAGGCGCTAAACACCCAGACGATTGGGCGCGTGAGAACGGGAAACTTTTATAATGTTAGCAATGCGGGTTGAGACTAGTGATTTCGACAGGGGCCTACGGGTTCTTGCCGAAACGCCTAATATGATCCGCAAAGCTATTGTTGGTGCTTTGTCTGACACGGTGGATGATCTTTACACTCGCCAACAGTTGGAGATGAATAAGGTTTTTAATAAGCCTTCGCCATATGTGTTGAAGGGTCTGAAGAAAAGTTATCCCGGTGGGCGTGATGCTCAGTCATCAAGGGCGAGATTTGGTCAGGGTGTATTGAGGGCTGGAACCTACTTTGAATATTTTGGCGGCACTGGTTCGCCAGAGAGCATCGTCAAGCCACATGTGTTTGGTGGGAACAGGTCGCGTAAGTCATCTGAAAAACGTCTGCAAGGAATGGTGGCGTTGCTTGGAACCCAAGACACTGTGCAAGGCAGGAACTATCCTCGTGGATCGGGTGGTGACATCAATGGCGCTCGGTATAGTGAAATGCTGGCGGCTGTTGGTGCATTGTCTGAGACTGCGCGTTCTGCAATGCCCAAGGGTAAGCAGAGGAACCGTAAGAATATCAGCTTCTTTGTGATTAAGCGCGAAGGGACGCCAATTGGCATTGCGGAGCGGCGTGGCAAGGACGTTAAAATAATGCTTGTAAATACCAAAAAGAAGGCGGTATACAAAAAGCGTTATGATTATTTTGGCGTTGGACAGAAGCAAGTCGCTTACAGTCTGCCGCTGCACTTTAACCGTATTATTAACCGAATGGTATCTAGGCTATAACATATGATTAACGATAACATTGAGCATGAAGGCCCGAAGCATCTGTATGCTTGTAGCGTACTGAACGATCTGATGATCCTGTTGGACAATGCAGCCAAAGAAGGTTTGGATCGATGCGATGATGAGGGATTGATTTACGATTGGGCGTTCTGGTCAAAGGAATGCGCGAAGGCGCTTGGCGTAAAGAAAATTGCCTCATAAATCGTAGGAGGGGTAAATTTTTGCCTCATAAATCGTAGGGGGGGTAAATTTTTGGCCCATAAATCGTATGAGGGTCATTTTCTTGCGCCCCGACGCAATAATATATCAATATTGAGCAATAATGTTGCTGGCTTCCTGCCAGCCGAAACTATTGCGACAATCCCGCGATTTTATACCTTATATATAGGGCCGCTAGGGCCATTGGCCGACGGCCAAAAATTATTTTCTCCCCGGATGCATTTTTTTATTGACGCGGCCATTGGCCGTGATAATGCGGCTTATCGATTTTAAAAATGGGAGTAAAAATAGTGTCTAACGAAACTTTTGGTTTAATTGTGATTGCAATTTTCTTGGCGATTTTCGCAGCAACTTTTATATTTGGCGCGGCTCTTTTGGCCGGGCATGTTGCGCTTGCTATCTTATGCTCTTGCATGTTCGGCATGGGACTAGGCGTTGCAATCATTGAGCGCGATTGATTTTTAACAGTAAGGATATTTTGGCATGAGCAATTCAAACAATCACCGTTTCAAAGTCCATAAAGTTGACGGTTCAACTTTCATTGTTGCCGATAGTACAACAGGCAACGAAATATGCACAGTTTCGGATTATGAAACGGCAGACGGCGACTGGACCAATGACGCTCAAAATCGCGCAATGACAATTGCCGCTTGCTTGAACAAAGCGGCATGGGACTATCGGCCAAGCTTTAGTCAGTAACAATTTTAACATTAAGGATATATGCAATGGACTATCAAGAAATAACTTTTGAGCAATGGGAAGAGATTTATAGGCCTATCGCTAATCCATTTTGCGAAGGATACGAAAGCTTTGAATTTAATACTTCCGATGAAAAGGAAATGGCTTTTGTTCAGCAACATATAGAGCGCAATGCCGTTTGGACTTGGAAAGATGATAACGACGGCGCGCCGGATTATATCATTAGCGGCTGTTGGCGCATTAATCGGCTGGCCTATTATGTGACGGAAGTCCCATATGAGGGTGAGCGCGGAGATATAGCTGTTAATTTTTGATCGATTTTTAATATTGGGAGTAATTCTAATGCACCAGATACAATTCACCAGGACAAGCCGTAATTCAAAAACTGGACCTATGCCAGTTACAACAACGTCAGAAGAATCTTGCCCGGAATCCTGCCCATTGAAACACAACGGCTGTTTTGCCGATAGCGGACCACTTGCCTTGCTATGGCGCAAAGTCACAGAGCGCAAAGCCGGGATTGCATGGGATAGCGCAATGGCAGAGATTGCTAAGTTGCCGAAGGGGACTTTGTGGCGGCATAATCAAGCCGGGGACTTGCCGGGGACTGGAGATGCAATTGACGCAACGGCACTGCACCAATTGATAGCCGCTAACAGAGGCAAGCGCGGCTTCACTTATACGCACAAGCCAGTCTCTGTTAATCTTGACGCACAACATGAGGCCAATGCGCATAGCGTTGCCTATGCCAATTCTAAGGGATTCGCTGTTAACCTATCGGCGGACAACTTAGCAGAAGCGGACCAATTGGCGGACTTAGAAATAGGTCCAGTTGTTGTTGTGTTGCCTAGCGACCAATTGGCGGCAACGGTAACGCCTAACGGTCGCAAAGTCGCAATTTGTCCAGCTGTCCTATCTGATAACGTCAATTGCACAACTTGCGGCTTGTGCGCAAAAATCGATCGATTGTCGATTATTGGCTTTCCGGCACATGGCACTAGCAAGCGCAAAGCCAGTGCTGTTGCAATGGGAGTCAATTAATATGGCGCAAGGTATACAATCACAGACTGGACAATATATGCACGCGCATGGCGCGGCCCGGAGATACAAGATAGACGGCACAACATATATAATAGGCATAGCCGGTGCATATAACGCTTATGGCTTGATAGGTCCGGAAAACAACGGCATTTTCATATTAGACGATGATGCAAAGCGCGTTGTTTTGGATAGGCATTGCGAAGAGCAATCCGGATATTTCGGCCCTAGCCAAGCGCAATGGGCAGAGATGAAACGCGTTGCCGAATTGCCAGCAACGGCATTTAAAAACTTTTGCCGAAACAATCCGCGTTATAGGGGAGATTGATAACATGAGCCAATTGAGGCAATGGCGCAAAGAGCGCAAGCTAACGCAAGAGCAAGCGGCTGACCGTCTAGGGATAGGGCCGCGTCACGTTCAACGCATTGAGGCCGGGACTAGGCGATTGACGCCAACATTAGAGCGATTGATAGGGATTTTATAATGAAACGAAACTATGGCATAATCGAAACTAACCTAACGCGTGAGCAAGCGGACCAAATAGGCGCATTGATTACACAAGTTAGGCAAGGCCAAGCCAAGCTTGACGCGTATATCAAGCAACAGAATAGGCCTCATCTAGTCGCTAGGCGCTGGCTAAGGATGCAACTAATCCGCTTGTTCAACTAGCCACAACATACAATCGAAACAACTAGGGCCGCTTTTGCGGCCTTTTCTTTTGCCTATCGCATAGGCATTGCCAGCCGTTGCGCTGGCTTTTGACGTTTATGCATAGGGCGATTTTAAGGCCGTTTCAGACTAGGCGATTGCGCTTGGCTATATGGGTAGCAAGGCCGTTGTGATTAACGCCCTAGCGGCGCTCTGTGGCGCTCTGTGGCCTATGTCAGTGCGACATGAAAAGTGGGTCCTATGGGGCATATTGCCCGTGCGGGTGATTAGGAG